GTAAGGCAACCGATAGAAAGTATACCAATCATTGAAATTGAAACAACGGAGTCAACAATTGTAAACCCTTCAGTTTATGGACCAACTGCTGTTGATGATTCATTATCAAAAGTCACTCTCGGAAATAATGACATTGAAAGAATATTACCAACTGAAATTCCAATTGAATCTGTCAAAGGAGCAAAAATCGTAGAACCTGTAGAAAGTTCTAAAGTTGAGTATAGTGTTAAAATGAAAGGTTTGAATTTTGCTCACATTACAAAAGTTTCCGATCAAAACATGACTTTGAGCACGTTGATTGGTAGATATGCAGGTGGCCATTTAAAACAATGTGAAAACGTGGAACTGATAGGAAGAAAAATCGTCGACAAAATTGAAAAGTATTTAGGTCACAACAACTGGATTAAGTATACGGATATCGATAAACACACGATGGATATGTTACTTGCTATGTTCAAAAGAGGTACTCTTGATTTGGTTAAACCCGATTTTGATAAACATTTGACAGATGTAACTTTTTTTCTTGAAACAACAGAATAAGGTGAAAACAGCTGAAATAGACAAAATTAACCCAGAACCAAAAATGAATGGAATGTACAAAGGTAAATTAGGGCAAGGGGTTTCTGCCTGGAATAAACAAATGAATTTCATCATAGCACCTTATATTAGAGCATGGCAAGAAGCAGTATCACTAACATTCAAAAACAGTAGAAACAAGACCCTGTTCGCTTATAACCATCCAGAGGAGTATTTTGATGAGTTCGTTGAATTGTTTGCAAAGACAGAAGGTGTCACACTAGCTGCTGATGTAACAGAATTTGACAGTGTTCACTCCCAGGTCACAAAAGAGGTGGAAAAAATTTTAATGCAAAAATGTGAGTTACCACAACCCATTATAGATTTATACATGCATATGCGGAACAAATGGAAACTATCAACTTATTCCGTTGGTTACTTACATGGTGAACACAAACAACATTCGGGACAACCTGCAACACTTTTTTCAAACACTTTTTTAGCCATGATGATCATGATAATAGGTTTAGATGAAGAAGAAATGGGAAAAGGTAATTATATGATGATGGCTAAAGGTGATGACACAGTTTTAAAACACAA